TAGTTGCATGAAAGGAATGAAAGAGGCACTCCCCAGAATAACAATTTGTGTAAAGGATTTGTAGTTGAGTTTGAGTACCTGAGTTTCCAGTGTTTTTTGTTGTTCATTTGCGGAGCAATCTTCATTGAGTTTTTTTCCATCTTTGTATATCTCAAATACATTTGGTTTTATACCACGTAGTACTTTGTATTCTGTTTTGTTTATAGTAAACTCTATCTCTACCTTACAATCTTTTTCATTGACAGAGTTTACTAGTTGCCCTTTGTTTATTTTTCTAAAAGGTTTACCAAATAAAGAAAAGGTTAGTGCATCTAGTATGGTGCTTTTACCAGCACCATTCTGACCTACTATAAGAGTATCGTTATCCCTATCAAGTTGTATCTCTGTAAAATAATTACCAGATGATAAAAAGTTTTTATATCTTATCTTGTGAAAATTGATCATCTTTTGGTTTAGGGGGGATCACGATGTCATCGGTTCTTATAATAGTATACTTGGTTCCTGTCCTTTCGCAAGCCCCAATTGCTACTCTATCTTTTACATCCACTACTTCCATGGGTGGATCACCCTGTTCTTCCAATTGCATGGCATATCTATTTGCATCATCTTTCTGTTCAAATAAAAAAACAACCTTTTCGCCAAATTCATTTAGCACTGCATACGCACCATCATCTCTCATTCCTTTTATAGTAATGATATACATCATAACACTTCACATGCAGAATGGTAGATTTCCTTCATTAGACCTTTAATTCTGTTTTTACTTAAGTCAGTTTCTAATTCATCAACACTAGCAGCAAGCAGTGTCATAGTATCTTCTGTTTGATTATATATTTCACCATCAAAAACTAAATGATCTGTTCTTTCTATAATTTTTACATCATGTGGATTTGCTTTGAATAAACTATCCATAAATCTATCATACTCTTTCTCATCAGTCTTCTGTCTAACAACAACCTTTACTATCTTATTAGTATACTCACCAAACTTAGTCAGTTGTCTAGGAGTATCATTATAGTTGATAACTTTATAAAGTGCATTAGGATTGTTTATAGTTTTGAGTTTCAACGTTTCAGTATCCCAAATATGAAATCCTCTCTTATCATTTACATCGTTCCAAAACATTTCATAAGGATTTCCTAGGTAATATATTTTTCCATTATTAGATCTAGTATGATAATGTCCAGAAAATACTTGTTTGAATTTATTGTAACAATCAAAATCTGCACCATGTTCCATGGTATGACCATGAGTAGCAACAAAACCATTCAATTCTAAATGACCCATTGCTACCTTACACTTAGATTCTTTTATCTTTTTATATGTTCTCTCTGAGTTCTCTTGGTTTATCCAAGGTATGAATAAAATAGGTTGCCCACCTACTTCTAATTCCGTAGCTTCAGAAAATAAGGTAATATTATTATACTCTCGTAATAATAGATCGTTGGTATTGATCTCATTCGTATTCTTATAGTAGGCGGTATGGTTTCCCACAATGCTGATAAGATCAATGTTGAGATCTGCCAACCTATCAAAATAAGATGTCTTCGCCCACTCCAGAGAATAGAGATCAACGCCCTTACGATTGTCAAAAGTGTCGCCAAGGTCGAGTACAGTTGTGATCCCCAACTTTTTAATCTTTGGAAAAAAGACTTCATCATAAAATTTTTGAAAATAATCTATATACAACTTTGATCCCTTCTTGAATCCAAAATGTTGATCTGTTATGATTGCAACTTTCATCTGTTGTTGAATCTATATTGTATTGCATCTTTTATTGAATTGTACTCTGATGATTTACCTGCTTCGTCTGCGACGAAAACTTCGTCATACCCAGATCTTTCTATAATTTTTTGTCTTATTTCTAACTGTTTCTTTTCCTTCTGTATCCTACGTAAGAAAGCATAATGTATAATTTGAGTAAAGTATGCAAAAGGATTCTTTGACTTTTCAGGATTGAAGTTATTGATATACTGAACACAGTTTTCTATACCGTCACATATCATATCATCCTTGAACATATAGTTCACAAAGTTTGGTTTGTAAGAAAGGTGTGTGGCAATCTTCAAGAAACACTCACCAAGGTAATTAGTAATTCTAGGTTTGGGTTTTCCTAACTCTTCTGCATCTACAATAGATTGTTTGTAAGCAACAATAGCAGCAAGAAACTCCTTGTTATTTACATAGTGTTCGGATCTTTTACGTACCATTATGCACTTATTCGTATGTGAATATTATAGCACAGCTTGACAAGATATACAATTACCATTACAATAACAGTGTCGCTGTTCAGAACTCCTTTATTAAAAGCTTTTAATCCTTTTTAGGTTCTTTAGAAGCATCATCTCCTTCATATAATTTTTCAATAATATTTCTAGACTTTTCTACAGAATTTATATACCCCATGTCACGACTCAAGTCTGGATGAGTTCTTTTGAATCCACTTGATACTATTTGATAGTAAGTATTAAGAACTAATTCATCTTTTATTTCTGATAATGTAATAACCTTATCAAGATTGAGTATGAAACACTCCTCATCACTCAATTTCATCCAAGGTTCAAATTTATATCCCATAGGAATATGAGCACCAGGAGAACGAACCTCATGACATACCACAGGATTATCAATTATTATTTTTTGACTGTCTTCCGAATCTATTACAACTTTTGATAGGATCTCCTCGCCACTTACTAACTTGATAGAAGCAAGAAACTCATCATATTCAGATTTTGATTTGGATGATGTCATAATTAAATTTTTCCTCGTTGTAGTATTTGATGCGTTCAATAAGATGATTCAAAGTATAGTTTTGTTTTGAACCTTTTTTAGTGTCATCAGCTATGTCATACAGAGTTGCTAAAGATTTTCCTTCACCCTTTCTTAGGACTCTACCGATGGACTGGAGGTTTCTAATTCTGGATTTACTGGGACTAGCAAAGATGATGTTATGCAGCCGCTTAATGTTAATGCCAGTACTGAAAGTACCATAAGACGCAACGATGATTGCATTGTTTTCTCTCTCTGTAATTGTCCGTACTTGTTCACGTTCTTCAACATCTACGCCACCGTGGATGAAAAAAACTTTACGTTCATTTGTATTTATTAGATCATATAGTATCTGTCCGTGGGTTTCTACCCTACTGTATAATATTAGAGTGTTACCTTTTAGATCTAATGCTAAATTTTTAATAAATTTATTTCTTTTATCATGTGTTATAATGTATTGAACTTCCTCTTCATATACACTAAACTCTTTAGGATCATGTTTTAACAATAATATTTTTATACTTAGTCTTGCTAGATATCCTGCGTCTTGGAGATCTTTCGTATTGATAATTTTATATGATGGTCCGAACAGTCCTTCTAATACCCACTTATGAGTTTGAGTTCCGTCAAGTGTTCCTGTAAATCCATATCTATACTTAGCACCATCTAGTTTAGTCATAATACTAACTAAAGACTTAGATTTAAATTGATGTGCCTCATCACCTATTACTACATCAAATTGCCTAAACCATTTCCTATCTTGTTTGTATATTGATTGCCAAGTAGATATAATAACAGGACAATCACTTAGCATATCTTTTCCTGCATATATTCTATGAGCAATTTCATTGACATCCCAACCATAATCTATAAAATCCTTATACATTTGTTCTACCAAAGAGGTAGTAGGAACAACTATTAGTATCTTTCTACCTTGTTCTTGATGATATCTAGTTACAGCATATATCATCAAAGATTTACCACTACCAGTTGGAGATATTATAAGTCTTCTATTACGTCTCAAAGCATCGTAAACACCTTCTATCTGATAAGATCTAGGTTTATACTTAGATATTGCTGTTACATAGTCCTTGACACCTTCTTCAGATACCTTATCGTTCTCTTCATATGGTAATCCAAAATACTTAGTGTCTAAAAATTCAAATTTATAATCATACCTTTTACAAAAAGAGGTTACCTTATCAAGTAACCCAACGTATATCTCATTTTTTTGTAAATTGTATAATCTTATCTTACCATCCCAGTACTTGCTTCTGTACTGTGGCATAAATTTTGCACCAGGTACATCAAAAGTAAACTCATCTTGCAACTCATGTCCTATGTGAGGATCACATTTTATCTCAAGAAATACTTCGTTCTTCTTTTTAATAACAAGATCAGCCATAGCCTGAGGAGAACCTACGCCATTCAATAGCATTCTTTATTTGATAGGTTCTATTAGAAACTTGTCTTAGTATCTCTTCAAGATACTTGAGCATAGCATCGTAGTATTCTAACTTGAGTTTAGTCTTACTCAATTTTTCATCAGAGTCGAGATACAACTTCAAGTCATCTTTGTCTCTGATTTTATATGGGAATGGTTCTTCTGCATATATGTCTGCAGTAGCCTTTCCTGTGTAATACTTTCTACGATCTAATAGAATAGAAGAATACTGCTGTTCATCACGTTTTCGCATAAGCAGTATCGTATTATATAGGTCGTAATATTTGGCATGTAACTGTGGTATACGTAAGGATTCGTTATCAAGTTCATCTTGATTCATTACTGAATCTTTACTCCACATATCCTGTATTGCTTCTACACTACAGGGATTAGACGACTTCTTTTCCATTAACATTAATCACATCAAACATAGTATACTTGAAAGTAGCAGTTGCTGTAAAATATTGTTGTTCTTCTGCTTTGGAATCGAATGGAATACCACTCAATTCAATTGGAAATAAATCTCTAAATTTTACTTTTACTGAGGGATTGTAATCACTATTCAATACCATAAGTGTAGCATCAGATCTTTCATTAAAGATATCACCAGGATCTTTGTCTGGTAATAATGCATTTTCATCTTGCAATCCAGCATACTGACTTAGAGATTCTGGAAATCCTAGATTGGTAATCCATTTATACAGTTGAAGATAATTTTCCATATCTTCATCTACCATAAATTCAATTTGCAAATCTTGGAATTGCATCTTGTCACCAGGCACAGGTATGTTTCTGAGGTAAGATGATTGTTCTGCTACACCTAATGATATAGCAGGTAGATTTGCTGCATTACAATAGAAATCTACCTTTGGACAACGTTCCAAAAGAAATTTAAATCCAACAACAGAAAGAAAGTTTCTATCAGAAACCTCTCTCCATTGACTTGGATGTACCGACCTTCTAGTTGGCATTAATAAGCGTACTCATCTAATATATCTAATGCATTATTTAGGGCTTGTTGTGCTGCCCATCTTTCTTTGCCATCCCAATTAGGATACCAATTATGTTCATCAATTCCTTTTTTTATTTTTAGGAGACGGGACTCCATGTCAATTTTTTTGAGTCTTCCGTTCATGGTATCTATTGTTACCTTCGTATAGTAGTTAGGTAAGAAAGTACCTGTTCTCGTACTTCCATCAGCTCATGGTAACATTTCTGGTTGTGAGCACAGTTCCTAAGTTTACTATCTGGTTTATGAACACTCTCGGTAAAAATAGTAAGAGC